GGGACGATCATATTAAACCCGTCAAGGAAAACCCAAACAATCCGCGATGCAAGATCGATGGCGGGGTGGCGCTGATTATGGCAATGAAAGCATACACAATGGAAGAGGAAACCGGCTCATTGGACTCGTGGCTGGATAACCCAGTGGTGATGGCATGAGCGTTTGGGGATGGTTTAAAGGTGCGTTCGGCGGTGGTGCGTTAACTAACCCAGATGAAGGAGCCCAGCAATCAGGTCCAGCTGGGGGGCGTAGCGAAGCCAATGTGGTCGTGACCGATGAGCGGGCAATGAAGATATCCACTGTCTTTGCTTGCGTCCGTTTGCTGGTGCAGACAGGCGCAACCATGCCGCTGGGGTTCTTTACCCGGACAGAAGATGGCAGAGATCCGTTAGCCAGTGATCATTATTTATGCCAGTTGCTGAAGTACCAGCCAAATAATTTCATGACAGCCAAAGAGTTCCGGCAAGCGCTATGGACGCAGCGGGTCTTGTGGGGCAACGGATACGCCAAGATCAGGTGGATGGGCAACAGGCCCGTATCGTTAACCCCGTTAAAGCCTGAGTTTATGACGGTTGAGCGTGGCAATGATGGGCTTATTTACCACTATTCGACCCAAAACGGCATTATTGATTACAGTCAAAGAGACATATTTCACCTAAAAGGATTTAGTGCTGATGGAATTATGGGCATGTCTGCCCTTGCATACGCTCGTGAAAGCATGGGATTGAGTGTTTCGGCTGACAGATCCGCAGCTACATCAATCAACGGTACTGCCAGAGTAGTACTGGAAACGGATGATTTCCCAACATCGGACCAAAAAGAACAGCTACGCCGGATGTACGGTCATGATGCTGACACGGTAGAGTTTCGTGATGGTCTGATGATCGTGCCAGGCGGCATGAAGTATCGCGGAATCAGTATTCCGCCTGATGACTTGCAGCTTTTGGAGTCACGACAGTTTCAAGTGCCGGAAATATGCCGTTTCTTTGGTGTTCCTGCTGTTATGGTTGATGGTGCCGCCGGCGCTACAGCAGCATGGCCGGCAAGTTATGAACAACAGGTTTTGAGTTTCCTTCAGTTTGGCTTAAAGCCCTATCTTGAGGAGTGGGAAGATAAAGTCCCTGCATCTCTGGTGACTGGCTCAGAACGTCAATCCGTGATCGTTGAACACAACGTAGAAGGTTTATTGAGGGCCGACAGCGCTGGCCGGTCAAGTTTTTATTCGAGCATGGTGCAGAACGGTATTTTATCACGCAATGAAGTACGCAAAAAAGAAAACCTGCCCTCAGTTGAGGGCGCTGATGAATTGACGGTGCAAGTTAATATGACCAATCTGGAAGATTTGCCACAGGTCAACGACCAAGGACAGACAAATGCTGCTGAATAAAGTTTTTAATCCGCTGACTCGATGTAATTTAAAGTTTGGTCAAACCGGCGTGGACGGCGTAACTAACGGATTGTTTGACGGTTACGCCTCAACGTTCGGCAATATTGATAGTTATGGCGACACGATCATGGCGGGGGCGTTCAAAAACACCATTACGGACCGGGTCAGGCCAGTAAAAATGCTTTACGGTCACTCAGTCGGGCGAGTGATCGGCAAATGGTTGAACCTGGATGAAGATGATACCGGGTTGTTTGTGCATGGAGAATTAACCCCTAATCATACAGATGCAAGCGATGTATACGCATCCATGAAGCATGGCGCAATTGACGGTTTATCAATCGGGTTTCGATTAGCCGAAGGCGACTATGAGGACGTTGATGGGGGTGGGCGCCGGATCAATAATGTTTCGGAACTGGTTGAGATATCGGTGGTTTCAATGCCAGCCGAAGATACGGCCAGAATCGGGACAGTCAAATCACTAATTGAGTCGATAGAATCTATACGTGACGTTGAAACCATCCTGCGGGATGCCGGGTTCTCACGTCAAATGGCAAAAGCCTTTATCAGCCAGTGCCGACCGTTATATCAGCGCGAAGTTGAAAGCGAGTTGGAACGAAAAGAGGTAATGAAACGCGACTTGGAATGGTTGCAGAACTTAACTGATTAAGGAGTCCATTATGGATACCGTGACATTGAACAAGAATGACCTTGAGGCAGCATTGCTTAAGTCTCAAGGCGAGTTAATGAAGGCCAACGACAAGGTTGAAGCCACTATTGAAAAGATGCAAGGCGAGATCGATGAAGCCAAAACCGCGTCTGTTGAATCAAAGAACGAACTGGAAGCACTGACAACCAAGGCCGCTGATTTGGCTGATCGTTGTGTTGAGCTGGAACAGCGTGAGGATGACTTGCACAAGGATGCGGAAGATTCTCTCGGCGCTCAATTTGTCAAGAACGCGGACTATCTTTCAACTATTGAACGGCGTCAAGGTTCAGCGCGGATGGAAACCAAAACCGCAATCATCAACACGTTCCCGGCTTCCAGCGTACAACCGTTGGTACAGGGCGACAGGTTGAGCGGTATCAGTGCCGTACCAAATCGCAGATTGACTATTAAGGACGTTATTCCTACAGGGACGACTTCCAGCAATTTGGTTGAGTTTGCCAAAGAGAACGCGTATACAAATAACGCCGGACCGCAACGTGATACAGCATCACCAATGGCCGCTGTTGAAAATGTTGCAAAGAATGAATCAGCAATCACATTTACATTGGCTACCATGCCGGTTGTAACGCTTGCTCATTTCATCCCGGTCAGTAAGCAGGTTCTTGCCGATAGCCCGCAGCTTTCCGCGTATATTGATGGACGGCTGAGTTATGGGTTGTCACTGAAAGAGGAAACTCAAATACTGAAGGGCCTGGGGACAGGCAATGAGTATGAAGGTATCCAGACGCAGGCAACTGCATACGTGCCGGAATCTCCGCAACTGACCAACGAGATTGACATCGTTCGTGATGCGATCACGCAGGCCCAGGTTGCTGAGTACAGTCCTAATCTGCTGGTAATCAATCCCGTTGATTGGGATAGCATCCAGCGCCGCAAAGTTGGCTCATCCGATGACCGTTATGTATACGGTGATCCGAATATGAGCTGGCTGGCTACACCGCTGTGGGGTCTGACTCCGGTTGTGACAAACAGTCAAACGGCGGGTACGTTCTTGCTGGGTGACAGCATGGGCGCGATGGTCTTTGACCGTCAGCAGTCCGCTGTTGAAATCTCGTATGAACATTCCGACAACTTCACCAAAAACATGGCGACTATTCTCGCTGAGTTGCGGGGTTGTGTTGTGGTGTTCAGAAATGAGGCGTGGATCACCGGCAGTCTGTAAGTAACCAACGGGACTTGCCCCCCTTCGGGGGGGCTCTTCTCTTGAGGATTTTAAATCATGAAATACAGATGCACTCAGCCCTTTATTGCTTTTGGTAAGACTCCGGAAGTTGGCGAGATTGTGGAATTAACAACAGATCAGGCGGAAGCATTGCGCGAGATGGATTCTATAGCGCCGTATGAAGTAAAAGTCATGCGCCCGCCAAAGGAAACAAAAAAAAAGTCATCGCAGTCATCGCGTCGGGCCCCAGTCTCACGAAAGAAGACTGCGAAAAAGCGCGGGAAAACTGCGACGAAGTAATCGCGGTAAATGATACATACCGAATGGTCAATGCTGATCATCTGTATGCCGCTGATTACCATTGGTGGAACTTTCACATTGCTAATATTGCGCGGGATTTTAACGGTAAATGTTGGTCATGCGAACCATACACTGAAGAGGGCGCACGTAAGACTAACTGGGTCAATCAGGATCCGGCAGCCTGGGGCGTAACAGCTCTGAAATGCAAGATAAAACAGAAAGGGTTATCGAAAGATCCGGCGTTTGTTCATTCGGGCGGTAACTCAGGGTATCAAGCCATTAATCTTGCGCTACATTTGGGCGCAACCAGAATTATATTGCTCGGGTTTGATATGCACTGTCACAGTGGGCAGAGTCACTTTTTCGGCGACCATCCGAGCAAGTTTATAAGCAACAATAAATATGAGCGGTTTATTGCCGATTTCCGGACAATCAAGCCTGAACGCTATGGGATCGAGGTTCTAAATTGCAGTCGGGAGACAGCACTGGACGCCTTCCCACGCCATCACCTTGAGGATGTTTTTTAATGTCAAAGATCATCCCAAAATATGATGATTATGAGTTAATCGGTCGTACTCGCATGGATGCGGATATTGCGATGGCCAACTCAGACCCGATGTTAATCTCACGCAGGCTTGTTGATGGTGCACAGGCGGTCAGGAAGTTTGGCGCGGCTATGGGAATCGGCACAAGCCTGGTCCCGATTGCAACATCGCAGGTCTATCGCACACCAACGACAGCCGCATCTTTAGAGTTGGTTTCTGACTCTAACGATGACACCTCGCCCAGCGGATCCGGCGCGCTGTCGGTTGAAGTGATAGGCATTGCTGATTGGAGTGTGGGCGAGGTATCCGAAACGGTAGCGATGAACGGCACCACTGCAGTCGCATTATCAACGTCATTCTTGCGGGTTTACCGCATGAAAGTCGCGACATCCGGCACGTATGCAAGTTCGACTGCACCCTCTCATAATAGCGTTATCACATTGCGCGAGACTGGTGATGGTGATGAGTGGGCAAGCATGAACAGTACATCTGGGTTTGGTCTTGGTCAGTCAGAGATTGCCGCATCCAGTATTGCCACTGGCAAGATCGGTATCATGTCAAAGGCTAGTGTGTTTGTTGAGGCGTCAAAGACCGCAACCGTAGTGTTTTTTGAACGTCCTAATGCGGACATTATTGTGGCTCCGTTTGATGTCATGCGTAGCAAGCTGACAATCCACAATATTGAGGGTGGATTTAATGCAGACCCTATCGTCCCTTATGGCCCGTTTGTCGGGCCTTGCGACATTGGCTGGATGGGTGCTGCAACCTCACAAACGGCAAATATTTCCGCATCCTATACGATGGTTATATTTGATGCATAAGATTGGCGTGGTGCTCGGCACTGGCCCCAGCCTTGCCGGTCAGCGCGAACAGATCATTGAGATGCGCAAACAAGACAAGATCCGGATTTACGGAATTAACAGGACGTTTGAGGATTTCCCTGTTGATGTATTAATCTGTTGTGACCCGTCATTCCACGCTCATTACGGCAAGATGGAAGGCGACTTTGACCATTATCACTGGGATAAGGCGATATGCGATAAGTACGGATACAAATACATTGAGGGCCGATGGGAAGACGGGCTATCAACTGACCCAAACTATATAAGTTTCGGGCATAGCTCAGGTTGGCAGGCGCTTAATTTAGCGGTTCATCACGGATGCGAGCCAATCTTGCTGGCTGGTTACGATATGTCTTATGACTCAGCGACCAGGCATTATTTTACCGGACTAAGTGAAGTTGAGGGCGAATACCCTGAACCTTTGCGGAAGTGGTCACTGTTCGACAAGCCCGATAAGACCGGGTTACTTTATGACTACGCCCACATCGCTGATCAGTGCAGACGCGGGGAAGTGCCGGCCATTTACAATTGCACAGCGCGCAGCGCATTGAAGTGTTTCCCGATGCGCGAACTTTCTGATTTTGCTTGAACATGGCCTTTTGCCTGTGGATAACCTGTGCATAAGTATAGCACAGGCATACAAAACCACTTAAAACGATAGATAAAGCCTATGACTAAAAAATACATGAACCAGTCAGACTTTGCAGCTGGATGGCGTAGCGGTATGCCAGAAACACCATGTGGGCGCGGGTCCAGACTTGTCGAAACCCAAATACAGCGTAAGTGGATCCCTGCTGTGGTGGCCGAGTATGGCATTAAATCAATTGCTGACATCGGCGCTGGCGATCTTAACTGGATCAAGAAAACCAAGCTCGGATGCAAGTACGAAGCGTTCGACCTGGTGCCGCGAGTTGATGGCGTGACAAAGCTCAACCTGCTGACCGATCAGATACCAAAAGCCGATTGTTTAATGGTGCTTTGGGTCATCAATCACTTTTCACCAGCGAACCAGATCAAGGCAATGAAAAAGCTGATGTCTTCTGGTGCTCGTTACCTGATCATCACATATGACAACCGACTGGAATCAATCATTAACCAACCGTACATTGAAATGGTTTTGTTACGCCATGACCGAGGCATTGATTCAGAAATGCGCTTGCTCAAGCTGAAGGCCAAGCCGGCTAAAAAGAAGGTATCGAAAAAAGGTAAAAAGTAATGCTTTCCGTCTGGTGCGTCTACTGGGGTGATAAATACCCAAAAGAATACGTCCACATTTTGAAGCGCATGGTTGAACGCAACCTGACCATACCGCACAGATTCAGATGCTTGACCGATCAGCACATCGAGGGCATTGATACACACCCAGAGATAAGCGACAAGCAGGGATGGTTTCAAAAGTGCGACCTGCTGACCCTTGAAGGCGAAAACCTGTATTTCGATTTGGATGTTGTCATTGTTGGCAATGTTGATGGGTTCGTCGGAACAGATGCAGAGATAAAATCCTGTAAGAATTGGGCAGAATCAGGATATGGCGGGGTGCAATCATCAGTCATGTACTGGAAAAAGCCAGTGCTGGCTATGCAGGATTTTGATTTTGAAACCCGCGCGCACTGGCCGGCAAAGAACTACTTGCCATACATATACGGGGACCAAGAAATAATTACCGAATACCGCGATGCTGGCGAGTTGCAAGTTGATTACTTTGACGAATCTCAAGTGCAGTCATTTAAGTACCATTTGCGGCAAGGTTTAACGCATGATTGTCGAGTGGCTGTATTCCACGGGAAACCGGACCCTGCAGATGTAGACGACCCATGGGTGCTGGAAGCCCGTGCATAAAATCCTGTTTCACTACAACACCGGGTTGGCGCACCAGTGCGAACATGCCCGCGCATTTATCAAGGGATGTCGTGAAGTCATTGTCACCGATCTGCCCACCGGTGAAGCAGACATACACATCATTTCAGGCCCGCACTTTGCTTATGAGCAATGGAAAGACCATCCACGGGTACTGATGATTGACCGGGCATGGTGGGATGACCCAAACAGTGTATCAATCGGCTGGTTACAGCCTGATGGTTCGCGCAAGTTTGCAAGCGGACTACATCAAAGGCCGCACCCGGTTCCAGAACCGTGGAAAGTGCGAGAGTGTTCGTGCCTGGTAATGGCCGATTACGGTCAAAACGTATCCGAGGTTGAACACCTGGCAAAGATGCGGTTTACCAGTGTTAAAACACGACTGCACCCGGCGGACAGCACTGAACGGCACGTAACGACACTACAAACAAAGCTCAGACTACACGATGTAGCCATAGGCCATGCCGGCACATCTGTATTTGATGCTGTTATGCAGGGCGTGCCAACGATATGTACAGATCCGTTAAACGAATGTATGCCAGTTTGCGCACCATCGACCAGCAGCGTGCTGTATCGGGGTAGCCGTACAAAATGGTTAAGAGAAATGAGCTATAAGCAATTTACGCTGGCTGAGATTAAAGACGGCACAGCATGGGAATTATTGGAAAATGCCCTATAAAGTTTCAACTAGACAGATCACCGAAACTGTTGCACCGGCTATTGAGCCTGTTTCGCTTGCGGAAATGAAAGCACATCTGAGGGTTGATGGCAGCGACAGCGACACACTCATAAACGCTCAGATAACAGCTGTGCGGCAATGGGTGGAAATGCACCTGCAGCGGTCACTGGTGCGAAGAACATATCGGGCTGACCTGTGGGCGTTTTTTTCAGCGATTGAACTGCCCAGGTTGCCTTTGTCATCAGTAACCAGCATCCAGTATTACAACACTGACAGTCCGCAGGTTCTGACTACACTTTCGGCCAGCCTATACCTGGCGAATCTAGGCCGTAGCATGATTTATATTGACCCGGCTGATACAACCAGCCTGCCGTCAGTTGCGTCAAGGCATGACGCCGTTCAGATTACTTATGTGGCCGGATATGAGCCAAGCAGCGACAGCCCGCAGGATTTGACCGGCAATGTTCCGAGTGCTATCAAGTCTGCAATAAAATTGCAAGCGGCGGACCTGTTCGAGAACCGCGAAACCAATACCCAATTAAAAGTAACCCAACTGCCAACTGTGGATCGTTTGTTGGCTGTGTACAGGCAATATTGATGAGGGCAGGACGTTTACGGCACAGGCTGAAACTACAGCAACAGGTGATTACCCGTGACAGTTACGGTGCAGCAATTATCACTTGGACAACCACGGCGACTGTTTGGGGTGCTGTTGAGGCTCTTTGGGGAAAGGAATCAGTTGTTACCGATCAGCAGGTCAGTGACCTGACTGTCAGAATCATAATCCGTTATGACTCCAGTTGGTCCGCAATAGATACCAAATGGCGTATTGAGGACGCGAACACGTCCCGCAAATACGACATCAAGACAGTCATCCTGCCCGAACAGCGTAGCAGGCCCAATACAGTCATTGAGTTTCAGTGTGTTGAGGGCCAGTCTGATGACGAATAACGCGACGCGCATTGATGGCCTGGATGACTTGGAAAAGGCATTACGGGATTTCGGGCCCATGATGCAGGGGAAAAAGGGCTATCCGAAAAACCCACTACGGACTGCCGCAAGAACTATGGCGAAAGCTGCAAAAGCAAACGCCGAGACTAGAGTTCCGGTAGCTACCGGGCGGCTACAAAAGGCAATCACTATCAAACTCATGTCTGCGAAATACAGAGATGTGGTGACGGCCAAAGGTGATTCGGTTGAATTTTACTATCTCGGTGCTAAATCGGGAAAGTCACGCAGCGACACTGACGGTGCCTATTACGCAAGATTCGTTGAAGTTGGTACAGCAAACATGTCCGCCCGTCCATTTTTGCGCCCGGCAGTAGAGGAACACCAGTCGCAATTGATTGGCGCTTTTAAAGATAACCTATCAAAAAGCATGGAAGGTGTTCGTAAAAAGCTGAATAACGAAGGGCTGATATGAGCATTGAAACCACGCTCTACAACGCCCTGTCAGGTGACGCGGCCATTATCGCATTGGTATCAGATCGGATTTACCCGCAGATAGCGCCCGACAGCGCAGCTGTGCCGTACATCACGTATCAAGTGATTGCCACAAATGCATATAACGTTTTGGTTGGCGCGCCGGGAAGTGAGCGCAAAGTAATACAAATCAACTGTGTTTCAAACACGTATGCACAAGCCAAATCAATATCAACAGCGGTTAAAACCGCGCTGGTTGATGTGGGCTATTTAACCGGTGGTGGAGATGACTATTTTTCCAGCACCGAACGTCACAGAGTCAGATTAGATTTTGCATTGATTGGATGATTTCAGGGGGTCAGTTGCCCTTAAACGACTGGTCTTCCCATACCGATCTGGTGTGGGCTTTTTATATAAAGCATGGAGTAAATAAATATGTCTAATACTAAATCACAGGGCTGTATTTTAGCCCTTGGCGATGGAGCATCACCCGAAGTATTTGCAAGTCTGGTTGGCAGTATCGCAGATTTCAATTTTGGAAGCTCGCGGTCCGAACTGACAGGCACAACACTCGCCAGCACGAATGTTGAAACAGAGCCGGGCCTTATTGATAACGGGACCATTGACTTTAATGGCAAGTTTCAGGCCAGCGACGGCGCGCTTGTCGATTTGTGGGATGCGGTTCAAGGCGGCACATCACACAATTGGCGCGTTACGTTTACTGATTCACCGGCAACTGTTTTTGATGTGACTGGCTGGGCCAAAGATTTCAGCATATCTGTCGGCGCTGATGATCTTGTACGCGTGAGCGGAGCAATCAGAATCACTAGCGTGTATACAGACAACCTGGCGTAATCCACCACCACCAAACAGGCACAGTCCACCATAGAGGTGGTTTTTTTGTGCCTGAAAAAGAGGCGATTTAAAATGACCTTGTTAACAAAAGACCAGATTTTAGGTAGCGATGACCGGGAATCGAAAGATATTGAGGTTTCCGAATGGGGCGGTTCCGTTCGTATTTCGGCTATGGCCGCTTGCGACCGTGACGCCTTTGAAGCGTCAATGCTTGACAATAAAGGCAAGGGATCAAGCGCGAAGCTGTCAAACTTTCGCGCCCGATTCATCGCCGCTTGTATTGTTGATGACGCTGGCAAGTGCCTGTTTAGCGGTAAAGACATCGCAGAACTTGGCAAAAAGTCAGCGGCCCCCATTTCGCGTTTGTTTGATGCTTGCCGGGAATTAAACGGCATGTCAGAAAAAGACCTGGAGGAAATCGAGGGAAACTGAGGGCACGCCCCACACTCAAATTTTTAGTGTTTCTGAGTGTGAGTATGGGCGTGCCATTCCACGAAGTGCGGCAGTGGTCTGCCGCAGAAATATCTCTCTATATGGCTTACTACCACATCGCCCCTTGGGGTGATGACCGCGAAGATTTGCGTAATGCAATGAACATGCAATTACTGGCAGCAGTACACGGTAACGAGCGCACTATTGACGACTTTATGCCGTTTAAAGATAAGCCTGAGAAAACGGGCGGCGCTAATCCAGCGTTACGCGCACATCTCATGGCTATAGCGCGTCGATCTAAATCGTAATACCACTCCATAGGGGTCGGAATCCTCCGGCCCCGTGCTTTTGGGATTTGAATAATGGGTACACTTGCATCATTAGTCGTGCGTGTTGGCGCTGACATTTCAAGTTTCACAACTGATATGGGCCGTGCTGCCAAGATTTCCAAAAAGCAGTCTGCAGCGTTGATCAAAGACCTGAAGCGTGTTGGAGTTGCTGGCGCGGCTGGTTTAGCGGTTGCAATCAATGAGGCGGTGAAGTTCGAGAAAGCAATGGCTGAAGTCATTACCTTGCTGGATGACACCTCATCTGTCGAAAGTATGACCAAATCCATGAAGGAATTATCAATTCAGTTTGGTACTACTCAGGTA